TAATAGAAACTAAATAGGATATGGCCGTCAGATTATTGGCGGCCTACGCCTAAATCTAAGGAGATTTATCATGATTACTGGAAATCAAATTTGTCTCATGGTTGGTGCCGCAGGAGTAACGGTCAACTATGTCCAAGTTCCTTTTAACTGTCAAATCGGCACTGTTCGGGCTACTTGTCAAGCACAGGCTTTAGCTGGTAGCGATACGGTAACGATAAATGATGGTACTAACGATCTTGGCGAAGCTGCCTTCCCTGCTACGGCTACCGCAGGGTTAAAGAGTACCTATACCCCAAATGAGACTTACGGCAATACGAATCTTGCCAAAAACGATGTTTTGACAATTACTACCACGGCCTTTGGGAGTTCTGGTGATCAAGCATTCGTACAAATCGAACTTGATCCTTATGCCCTGAGCTAAAGGAAAGGAGTTTATTATGATTACTGACAATATAATTTGTTTAGGGCCTGTTGGCACAAACTCAGGAGTAACCTACTACGTCCAAGTTCCTTTTGCATGTCAGATCCACACAGTCCATGCCACGGCTCAAGATAGTGACATTGGCGATGCGGATACTGTGACGATAAAAGAGAGCACAGGCACAAATACAATCGGTGTGGCTACATTCGGCAGTGATATTGCCGCAGGCGCCAAGGCTACCTATGAGGCCAATGCTACTTATGGAAATACTGATTTTGAAAAGGATGAGGTCATACAGGTTATAGTTTCTTCATTGGATGCCTCTGGCGACAGAGTGGTTGTAGAGATCGAACTTGACCCTTATGCTTTAAGTTAAAGATAGATAGTCATTTACCCTTAAATAAAGGAGTGTTCAATGGCTGCCTTATCTGACTTACAGGAAAAGCTTAAGAAGGCATTATTACCGGATGTATCGGCGTTCAATACAATGGATGCCGCTTATTATCTGAATGAAGGTCAAGAAAGGATAGCTGCGGGGATAGCTATGCATGAAGGTGTTCTATCCCCGCCTTTACCTGAACTCTATAAAACCGTTGAAGTAAGTACGGTCATTATTGCCGATGCAACCACGATTGCCTTTGTGGATAGTGACCCCGATACGATTACCGATTCAGGGAATGCCTTTCTCACATCTGGCTTTGCCGCTGGTATGCCCATTATTGTATCAGGCGCAGGAGAATCCGAAAACAACGGAACCTTTCATTCCATTGCCACAGTAGTAGCGGGCACAATAACTCTGGTATCAACTGATGCCTTGACCGCAGAGGCAGCCAGTGAAGAAGTTACGATAAAGTCGCCTTGTCTTTCTCTTCCATCGGATTATGGGAGAGGTCTTTCTTTTGTTGCCAGTGAATCCCAGAATAAGCGAATACAAGTTTATAGTTCCTTTCATAAGTTTTTAAGGAAATATCCCTTACTTAATGAAACAGGAAGCGTTGTATCTGTAGCGGTAAAGGGCAATTTCCTTTATCACCAGTCAATGCCAAGCAGTGATGAAACCCTTATACTGCATTATTACAGAGTACCTACGGCAATGTCAGAAGCCAAAAGTACACCTGATGGAATACCTGCACATCTGCAAGAACGCCTTTTAGTCAACTATGCTGCGAAAGAAATCTATTCCATGGTTGAAGATGCAGTAAAGGGCAAGACGCCGAAACAGGATAAATATGAAGAAAAGTTTCAAAAAGCTATGGTTGATTTGGTGGCATTTATTGGACCGGAGGATACAGAACCGGGTTATTATGATGATGATTCAGGCTATGAAGATGGCTATTACTAAAACGAGGAGAAATAACCTATGGCAGCAATAACATTACCATATAGCGCCGCTGAAGCTCTCACACAAGTCAGGGCACTTATCGGGGAATCTACTGCAAACTTCTGGAGTGATGAAGAACTCAACAACTGGGTCATAGAGGGAGCTGCTGATATTTCAACCAAGACACTGTGTTTTGAGAAGAAAGACAGTATTGCCCTTGTCGCCAATCAACTGGAATACACGGCTTTTGTAACCCTTGGAGCCAGTAAGATAGCAGAGGTTATCAAAGTGTATAGCTGTATCTATGATGATGAGAGCAATATTTACAGGGGGCTTACCAAAATACTGCCAAGACATATTCAACATTTAACTCAATCTACCCCTGGGCCTTCTTATTTCTATTATCATTTCGGTGGAAAGATAGGGATATTCCCCCTCCCAACTTCGACAGAAGCAGCTCTTGTCGATCCGATAATTGTGTATTGCTCAATGGTGGCTAATGCTATTACTGATCTTCCAGATCATTACCAGCAATTTGCTATTGTGTATGCCGCTGCAATGGCAAGGCTTAAAGAACGAAAGAATATAGAGGCTATGCAACTTTATAAGCAGTATATCAGTTCTATGAATTTCCACAGATTAGATCTTTATGATCGTGGAGTTGATGCAAAAAACGATATGCAGCAACCGGATAGAACTGTAGTTAAAGGAGATTAACAATGACAGCATTAGTTTTGTCTAATGGTTTTAGTACAACTGAAGCCCGACAACAGGTACGGTCACTTTTAAATGAACCTGCACCAGTTTTTTGGACGAATGATGAGATTGATAACTGGATACAAGAAGCTTGTATAGACATTACTACCAAAACTTTATGTTACGAAAAATCAGGTGATATTACATTGGTATCAACGCCTGTGTTGACCTATGGGGCGATAGGCTCAGATTCCATTGACGATATTCTTAAAATCTATGGCGCTGTTTATTATGACAGCACCAATACATATCGTGGACTTCAGAAAATCCATCCCAGACAGATACAACATTTGCCTGAAAGCACTGCGGGAGAACCATTCTATTATTACAAATTCGGAGACGAATTTGGGATTTTCCCTGTAAGCAATGCTGCTGTTGTTACTGCCACTGGCAAGGTCAAAGTCTTTTATTCCATGGCAGATGAGACTATCACTAATCTACCTTATTATTACCAATTGTCAGCCATTAGCTATGCAGTTGCCATGGCAAAACGAAAACAAAAGAGCGAAGCAGAGGCAATGCAATTTTATATGATGTATATTAATTCTCTTAGCTTTTATAGAGAGGATCTTTACGACAGGGGAGTAGATAGCAAGGATATGTTTCAGACTCAAGATAAAAGCATGGCAATAGGTTGATATGGCCTGTCCATTTACAAAAGCATATCTACTCACAACCATACGGGCGTTATTAAATGAAACGACAGCGGATAAGTGGACGGATGAACAAATAGAAAATTGGATTAATGAAGCTGCTATAGATATTAGTACAAAATCATTAGCTTATGAAAAGACTCATAGTTTTGCAACAACACAGAATGTTTTAGAATATGATGAACCAGATGAATGTGTAAAAGTCCATGCAGTAATACGATGTTCACCAGCAGATAGTATGTCTTGGGATGGTGACGACACAATAGATCCAGGTGGGGAGGCAGATATTAATATTAATGGTGGAATTGGCCCATTTACTTGGGAAGTAGATGGAACAGGATTCTGGTTCGATGAGGAATATACCCTTACGGAGATAGAAACAAGTGAACTATCTGCTGTCCTTTATGCTGACGATACGGCCTGTGGGACAGCAACAATAACGGTGACTGATGCGAGTGGAAGTATCAGTACAGGGTATGTGAGATGTACGGAAGGGCAGTGGGTATTAAAGGAAAAAAACAATATAGATGCTTGTGGATTAAGGGGTATAGGCGATATTATATCGGAAGCAGATGGTAATACTATGTTTGAGTTGATAGAAGGCAATAAAAAACAAAACCATATTGCTAATACAGATGGAGCAGGTTGCAGGCTTGGTGATTCTAATCAGTGTTGTAATCACGTTGCTGGTTGCTGTAATCCAGGTGGAAGTGGTTGTGGAGGTTGGGAATGTTTGTCTTGTATAGAAATCTTTGAAGGACATCATCCTGCAATTCCTTATTATAATGCAGCAAGTTGGAGTGTTGCTCGTCATACGTTCCTATTGGAATATTACGAATGGGAGTGTTGGGAGTGTTGGGAGTGTTAGTGAAAGACCTCTCATATTTACAAGCCTTCTCTCCAAAGATATTGAGAGAGACAAAACGAATATTATGCAAAGGATTTACAGTAGAAGACATAGAAAGGTTTTTGGAGAAACAGATTGAACAAATTAAGCAAATTAAACATACAAGAAAGATACCAAAAGGAATAAGGAAAGAATATTTAGCGAATAGTCATTGGGGCAAGAAAAAGCCTTGAGGTAAAAAATAATGTTCCAGTTAAGGAAATATACGATAATAGATTATGTCTATTGGAGATAACAAAAAATGGGATTAAACGATTGCAAAGGGTTAATGAAAATTCATCCAAAGGCATTACTGCATTTATCACACATAGAACCAGGAGAGCCTGAATATTATTATCATCATCATAATAAAATAGGTATATTCCCTGTCCCGGATGATACACATCGTTTAACTGCTTTCCACTCTAAAGTTACAGAAGATATTACTAAGATTCCCTGTGAATTAAGGTTACTCGCAATTCCTTATTGCCTGGCCATGGCAAGAATATCAGAAGGAAATGAAGATGATTTTAAGACATTCATAGTAATGTATCTGAATAGTTTAATGGCTTATAGAGCAGATATATCACGATATAGACACTACACAGTAGATTCTAAGGATATGTTTAAGATTCCAGAAAAGAAGACTGTAAATGGCAGATAAAAAGAAAATAATAGCTTCTGACAATATCCCTCAAGCTCCTGATATAGAGGCAGTAGTGGAAAAACGGATTACTGTTATCCCTTCTGACAATATCCCTCAAGCTTCTGATATAGAGGCAGTAACAGAAGAAATCAGAACTAAAATCTCTACTGAGATACCAATATCAGAAGCCAATAATCCTGAACTAAAGAACATCTTTATCCCTTTCGATGGTAAATGGATGCCAGACAATGAACCTATAGAAATAGGGATTAAAAACTACAAGACTTTGCAGAACTATAGATATGGTGGTGATGAAATTATCCATCTTGAAGGCGTTAAAGGATATTCAAAAATAAACACTACTGCCTTAACTGATTATACGAACATACGGAATGGGCACCAGTTGAAAGGTCAATATATCCCTACCCTTACGGATACTACCATTGCTTTTGTGGATGGTGGCGGGGGCGCTGACACAATTACTGATAGCGGTAGCCGTTTTGTCTCAACTGGATTTGAAATTGGCATGACTATTAATATTTTCGGTTCTGCATCTAATGATAGTGAATATACCCTAACTGCTGTAGCTGCGGGAACATTAACCCTTAGTACCGGAGTCTTAACCACAGAAGCAGCGAGTGAGTCTATTACGGTTACTGGTATTGCAAAAAGTTACGTGCTTGTTCATGCTGAACATACCTTGCCAAAAAGCAATAAATCTCTAATCTATCAGAATCAGACAGCTATACCAAGGCAAG